ATGTTGAAAATCACTGAAGCCTACAAGACAGCTGTTATCAGCACTGCGCACGTTACCGCGGAAGACTCCGAACAGTTGCCGATTGCCTGTTTTGACCCAATCACCGATCGCGGACTGAACTGGGTACACGGCACAGAATATGGTTGGATTGTTCGTGCCGGAATGCGTGAAAATAGCTGGGCAGATGAACTGCGTACATTCAACATCTCCGAAGCGGCGATCGCCAATATCAAGATGATACTGGATGCCGGTTATGACGTGGTTCACTTTGATCGTGATGCCGAGCTGGTGGATGGAATGCCAGCATGGGACTGGTAAGGGAGAGAAAAAGATGACGGCAGAAGACGTGATTAATGATGTGCTGGTGGAGCTGGGTAAGCTACCTGATCATCTCCTCATAGCCACCGTATTTGACAACATACCTGCTGAGTTAAAGGCACTGGCCAATGAGTGGGGATGGATGGATACGGAAGTTAGAGAGCAGCTCTATGCGATAGCCTGGCGGATAGTTAACGCGTAACCATAGCCTGCAACGCGTTGACATTGGCGGTCACTAATTGAGGATTTCTATAAGAACTCGTTGATCGCCCTTCTTCCCTACCCTCCAACCTCATACACTCCAGGCGCGGCAAGGCTTTTACGCACATAACACCCACAAGAAAACAAATAAATAACACATCAATGAAAAGTCAACGCTTTACCCTGATTTGGTCTCAAAAATTGACGTTTTGCCATGTCACTTCTTATATCCGTTAAGCAGTGCACCAGAGACCAACACCCTGCGACGAAAACGCCAAAAACGACTCCTGATACCACCACAAAACAGACACGCTCAGAATGGCTCTCGTTGCGTTTAATGAGCATATAAACAAATTGTTTTAGGAAATAAGAAAACAACAAAACAAGATAACGAAGAAAAGGAACTGCCATTACCCCACACCCAGGCAATACCCACCTCTTCCAGCCAGGCTACCGAAAAGACCAACCTCATTGCCCCAGGCTACCGACCCCATGAAGCAAACCTCGACCACCACCAAAAAGCGACGAGAGAAAGGCAATTTATCTGAACGCCATTCCCCAATACACGGAAGAGAATACCCGGGAAGAAACTCCAGACAAGACCAGGCCAGAACAGACCCCGGCGCCATCTCGTTTACCCACTCTTACCCCGAAAGAAAACGCAAATTCCTGATAAGCAGGGAACGCCATTACTTCACATAAGGAGAACTACAACAGACCAGAAACCACATCACCCACACTTCCACCTCTCAAGATGAACGAAAGGAAAAACTCACACGCCATCACTCCATACACAGAGAAGAACTATCCCCAAAACGAAGAATACAGACCAGAGGAAAACCACAAGACAACCACCTCTACAACATCTGCAAAACCACTTACCGGCAGAGAGAAAATAGTCGCCTTTGCTCCCATACGAATGGTCACCGTATAGAGCGCTAATAAGAGAGATACGAGTCCCCCGTAAGAGAGGTTATTCGAGTCAGGAAAGAGCACAGATATAAGAGAGAGAGGATGGAGGGGGATCGCTCCCTTTCCCGTATTTATTCAAGTCCTGATTTTATCCCCCGTAACATCCCTGCGGTCGAACGAGTGAAAGGGCCACCGCGAAAATCTATCGGGAGCGTCCCCGCAGGGAAAAGGCTGGCTGCCTGAGTGGAAACGGCTGGAGGTTTTTCGGGAAACGGCTGGGTTCCCGTCATGGAAAGGGTGCGCGCCGGTATAGAGACAAAATGCCGCTGGGACGGCTGATTCTCTGGCGGTATACCGTTTGGTGCGCGGTTGGCTTTCTTCCCGCTGCGCGCAGCTGCTGATACGTATTCTGCCAGAGCGTTCGAGGGTCACAAGCTGTTTCAGTAGGTTTTAGGGAAGAGGAAAATACTGCTCACCAGCCCTGCGGTGCGCGTTGAGAAGAATAATGTAAAAAGTGTTCCCGATACGCTCCCGGATACTCACTGCTTTTCCTGCTCTCCCCGATACAAAATGCTTTTTCGCATATGTCTTATTGCGATAATAACACAAACAAGAAAACAACGTGTTTAGACAAAGGAGAAACACATGTACAAGCATTTGAACATCAGCATCACCCTTTGCGGAGAAGAGACATGTACTGACGAACTCCAGATCTCTCTGGATGACGTTATCCGCTCTGCGGATGTCGCTGGGCGCATTGGTACGCTGATTGGCGAAGGGTATCGCGAGGGCACGTTTGATTTTCATATCGAGGACAACGCAATGTCCGTCGCGTGGAACTGCACAACGTCAGAGTCCAGATAAAGGAGAGAGACAATGGATATGCCTGTGATTGTGGAAGTATGGAGCGTGGACTCGCTGGCTGAGTGTCTTGATGGCGTAGGGCCAGCACTGACCCGTAAATTATGGTCATTTGTACCAGCTGAGGGAGAGTCACCAAAAGGGAAGGACGTGTGGCACCTGCTGACTGATGAAGAGAAGCGGGAGCTGGTGGCCGCAGTGAAAGAGGAGTTCCCTGACGAAGATTAACCACGGCTACCAGCAGGTGGCTTTTGCGTGATTGTGGCCTGCGGCCAGCGGAATGCCGGAACGCTTCGCTTGGTGGCCGTTTTCACACTGGTATTATTTACACCAACAAGAAAACAAGTTGTTTACGGAGTGTGTAATGAATACCGAGATGATTTTGAAACTGGATAAACTCCAGCCTCGCAAAGACAAACCTGCAGTACTCGGTTCGATCACTTTACTGGACATTGTGGCCAACGGCACAGCCATCCGACTTTTCAAAGAGACCGTTGTCGTCTTCGGCGAAACTTCTCGCAAGCGCATTGTAATGAACGTCCGGCGCCATAATGGGAAAGGATGGGTAGCTAAACAAGTTATCTGGCCTGCGTCAGATTTGGAGTTGGCTTTACTGGAAGTTAACAAGGTCGCCCAGCAGGAAATTCAACGCGCAACAACCCTCGCCATTGCATAGTCATGTGCAACACAGATTAGTCGAATTTACGACAGCCCCGTCGATCCTTCGGGGCTTTTTTGTATTGTAAGTACTTACCTACGGCGATAGTATTACGACGCATTTACATGGAGGTAAAAATGAGTTTGACCAAAGAAGATTTAGTATTTGACCTTTACTACGCATCCAGCACTGACGAAGAAGGCAATAAACTGGCCCAGCTGACCGTTCAGTTCCGTGATGCATCGGCTGTTCCGCATGTGACCACCCAGCTGGCCCGCACAACTTTTAAGCGCGATCGCTCGAAGGTTTATGCCGTCGGCGAGCAATCCGTGAAAAATGGTTCGGACACTCTGCTGGCCGCCATTGAAGCCTATTATCGAACAGACCCGAAGACCATTTTCGAAAACCTGATGGCACAGGTTCAGGATATGATCGAGGGCAACCTGGGCGCCAACAATACCTGGGTTGGTTCATACGGCATCACCATTGTGTCTGGCGGCTCTCTGGAAGAGTATCTGCCGGAGTCCGTCTACAACGTCCAGTAAACCAGCCAATGGCGCGTAACCCGCGCCATTTTTCCCAACCCGTAAACAAGTTGTTTTATGCCTCTCCTGCGTTGCGATAATAACACCAACAAGAAAACAAGTTATTAACGCAGTGAGGAAACGCACATGACCGATTTCACCATCTCCCCGAAAGCAGAAAACGTATGGCTGGAATCCTGGCTTGACCTGTCGCCGGCCGAGCAGAAAGAAATGGATCACGTCGAACCGGACGAACAAACCAGCTCCCGCTTCTTCCATTATCAGGATAGCGTTTATGACATTGCCGATTTCATGCGCGATGACCGCTTCCCGGAATGGCACGCCGGCTATCCACTGAATGCCTTCGCTATGCTGATGATCCGCTTAACTGATTCAGGCGACACCATCGACATCGGATTACTTCATTGAGAGGGGAGGGCCACCGATGCTGGTGGCCTACCTTGGTGCGAACCCGGCTTCGGCAAGGCTCTTCTGCAATTTGGCCACCGCATCACTGATCGTATAGGCTTCATCATCATCAACGGCGCACCCTCGCATATCAGTCCAGGTTAACCGCTTCACGAGTTGCGCCAGTGCAAGCGCCTCTTCCTTGCTTAACTGCAGATTGTCCAGGGTATCTAACATATCGCATCTCCTTTATCGCCTACGGGCAAGATAGCACCGGTCGCCCTATAGATACACCAACCTCATCACACCAGGCTAAAAACACCCACCTCTTACCGCCAGGCTACCGAAACACCCACCTCTTACCGCCAGGCTACCGAAACACCCACCGACTTCCCGACGGCCACCAGCTGCCGAAACAGAACGCTTGGACGCCTCACACCCACTGCGATAATTAAACCAACTAGAAAACAAGTTGTTTAAAGGATTATCACAATGAACTATATCGCCACTGTAAACACTCCCGCGCATGGCACCATCTCTGTCACATACTCCGACATTGAAAAGAACATCCTGGGCGCCTGGCGCGAAGAAGAGACCATCCAGCTGTCCGGGAAAGAGAAGCAGCAGATCGCCAAAGACATCATTTGCAACCGTCGATTCACGCGGGTATTTGAGAAAGCGTATGTGGTAAATTCTGGGTTTGGAACATTTGTCTTCCCGGTGCGCTCCGGGCGATTCTGCCAGTCCAAGCTGACTGAGTTTGCCTCGCAGATCGCTATCTGGATTAAGACTCAATCGTCGTTCGATTTTAGCGATGATGAAGCAATAGCGCAGGGTATGCGGATCGCCAATAATGCAATTAAATGCAAAAACATCACGTATGCCGCTGGCGTTGACTCATGGAAACTGTTTTGCGCTAACTTTATGCTGAATGTATACGCCAGCAATCGGATTCACATACTGGCTGGCAAGTAAGAGGGGAGGGGGCTGGAAACGCCCCTTTCTTTCCGTCCACCAGCTCCCGCAGGGAAATTCAGGAACGGGCAGAAAGCCATCCGGGCAACCGACGGGAAACGGCCAGAAAATTTTCGGGAAACGGCGGGGGTCGCCTCATGGGAAAAATTTGTATAGAGGGAGACGCCAGAATCGTCGCCAGCTGGTGGACATAAGCTGTTTTTGCGCCATACGTCCAGCGCTGTGATCTGCGCTGCATTGTTAGCGCGTACACGTTGCGCCAACGTGCTAATGATACGTGAGCGCCCACGGATCGCGCCAATATTGCCGACACGCCCCGAAGGATAGCGCGGATCGCGTCACCAGACGATCACGCCCACGACACGACAAAATAAGCCACGCGCTAAAACGCTTTTAAACGCGCTATAACGTGTTTTTTACTGTGTGTAATGGGTATGTACTACCACACGTAAAAACGCGTTAAATTGGCGCGTTTATGGCGCTTATTTTTGGTGTGAATGAGTGAACGCCAGATAAAAGAAAACGCGCCAACAATGGCGCGTTATGGTGGAGATCCTGAAACGGAAAAAGCGCCCACTATGGGCGCTGGTGGCTAAATGCTGTTTTGCAACTTTCCGATCATTTCAGACAAGCGTAAATATTCTCTTTTCCGTTTACAGTCTCGCTTGCTGTTAAGCAAATCAGAAAACGTAAAGTTTAGCGCGTCACGCTGGGCGCTTAATTCGTCGATGAGTTCAAGTTTATAAGCGCGATATTTAGCGCGATACTCCGCGCGGATCTGGTCATAGCTAATCATGATTTTTATCCTTAAAACCAGCGCCCATAGTGGGCGCTGAATCCGTCTACTTATGCTTTGAAAGCGTCAGCCAGATAGTTATAAAAATCATTTTTGATAAAGCGATATTGCTGCGATCCGTTTTTGGCAGCGCCCATTCCTTTAATCTTCTCGACCAGTCCCAGACGTTCACACAGATTAATCAGCTGGTTGGCTTGCGTATATCCTGCGTCTAACTTAATTTCATTTGCTTGTTTTGCTTCATTCATCAAATCGAAAACAGCACCATTTGTGAACGTGTCGATCTCATCGTTAATCATATCGATTAAAGCGAATACGCGAGATCCGGACATATCAGCGACTGAATACACACATTTACCAGACTTGATAGACTTAACCAGATAAACCAGCTTTTCGAGAGAGTAGCTATTTGTCATCGCTTCGCGGAAAAACACTTCTGGCGTTTGCTTGCTTGCTTTAATAGCGTAGTAGAAGACACCAGACAGCTTATCGTCGTTTACTGCGTTTACAACGTTATTCACGAAGTATGCAAGTTTAGTAGACGCTGCAAGCATGTTAGCTTTATCTGCTTTGGTGTGCGTGCCATTCTGATAATGTTCGTTGTAAGTCTGTGTAGCTTGATCTGCTTTTAATTGTAATTCGTCAGTGATAACTACAGCAGCATCAATGATAGATTTTTTAGAAATGGTTACGTTAGACATGATATTAATCCTTACTTTAAATTAGAAAATTATTTCGTTCTATCGTTGGCGTGTTCGCTTTCGATGTGACTAATTATCGACATACAAAAAATAAAATCAAGCATTTTTCGCAAGGGGTGATAAAAAATTATTTCATAAATAAATCAAAGTCTTAGAAATAAATCGCATTTTCTCGAAGGTGTTGCCTAAATAAATTCCCTGTTCGACGAATTACCCTTATATATTTAGCGCTGACAATGCTTTTGGTGATTTAATTTATCGGGAAGTGACCCATAAAATAATAACCGGACATAGCCGGTTATTACCCTTATAGATTTAAAACGGTAAAATGCGCTCGACCCAATCGAAGAGAATAATCATTCTGGTTTGTTCCCCGACCCTCATAGTTACCTGACAAGCGTCAACGCCTAACGACACGCCTTCTATTTCACGACCGTCAGCCATGTACACCCTTATAGACTTTTGTTCATTGTGTGCATTACGACAAATTTTGAAAAAGTCACGCCGAGAGGGTTGGTTTTGCACGTCCTCGTTGCTTACAGTCAGTCTTCCGGTGAACTCTTTGTCCACATCTGGAGGTATGATTGTCTCTATGGTGCTTACTCGCTCCAGTGGAAGCCTTACACGATTCTCTCTATCGAATGGAGTAGGGCAAAGATCGACTTTATTGCGTGATGATAGTGTTCCCTGTACGTACATGTTGAACACTTGTCCATTTTCTACAGTAACCCTAATAGGTACTGTTCGCTTTCTCCAGAACATCAAAGCCGACTCTATGCTGGAGTAGTCACGAGGCCATACTTCTGCTGGGATGCCGTATGTTATATCAGTAATATTGTTGGGCATAAGATACGCCTTGTTCGTCAAGTTGAGGGGTTAACCCATCACCTGTTGATTATTTGTAACCTATTTCTTTACAGCTTTCTTCGAAGACTTCCTTGGGAAGAATATTGATATCTACCGGAACATTTTTCTCCTTAGAAACTATGCTCTTGTAGGGGATCTGGACCCATCGATAGCCTGTGTAACCGCCATATAGATTGGTAGCATTTAGCTGGAAACAATATGTTGATTCGCTTTCGATGTAGTCAGGAAATTTATATTTTGCTGAATCAGGATCAAGTAAATTTGGCTCAAGAGTGGCTTTTATATAATTTTGCTGATCTATCGTAATAGGTTTAGCCGCAAGTGCAGTCATAGATGAAAAAACAGACAAAAGTGTTACTAGTAGCGAAATTTTAACCTGTTTCATGTGAGCAATATCCTAAATTTGCCTCTATTTGTGACCTATTGTATCAGAAGCTATAAGAGAAAAATATTCTAATATATTTTCATTTGTATTATTTTCGTTTCTATGTCTAGGTAGCCCGGATTGATAATAGATACTAGATAGCTTTCCTGTGGTTCCCGCAGGTAAAAGTAGATGTTTTTTTAATTCAATGATAAGGTTCCACAAATTGTCTTCATTATCAACTTTCATAGAGTATCCTACGCCACAGTATCTTTTACTTTTTGATGGCTTGTGTATTTGGAATGCATTGAAGTTGGAACTTAGTTGGATGTGTCCAAGTGTTATGCCGTCTATTTTATCAATAATATGAATTAATTTTTTAATGTCGAAAGGGAATATGACCAGCGAGTAATCATCTCTTCTTGATTGATTCTCTGGTGAAATTATGTATATATGGAATGGATCTATATTTGGACTTTTTAATGAGTTTATGTGCTCATCTCCAAAATAGAAACCTCTAGCATGTTCTTTTTTATTTTTTTCTTTTGCCCGTTGTATTCTTATGTCATTCTTCAGCAGTAAATAATCTGGGTTGTCAACAGAATTATTAATGATGGTTTGAAGTTGTATATTTGAAAGAGCCACTCCCATATCCTCCATTTAAATTCTATGGAATGGAGGCTACTCATATATCTAAACTAATCAAGATCTTTTTTCAGCCGGAGGTGGTAGATAATTGAAATGTGATGTAGATCACATACTGGAGCAAGTAAGCTCCAGCATGTTGTTGATTATTTACTCAATGCTTGGTATTTGCTCGCGATCAAGCGTTCACCCTTTCTGGTTATTGTAAAACCAAACGGCATCTTGCTGTTTTTTCGTAACACGCCTTCAGTAAGCGAATCAGTGGTTGGCTGTACAGTTGCATTGTCTATCCACCCAATAAGAGCAAGAAAGTTTAGAAGTTTCATGCTTGTGATCCCCATATCACATGCTACCTCATTGATGGTGCGACGTGCTCTGCCTCTGATTTTAGTTACTCCACTGGCTGATATTTCACTTTTCGGTGTAAGCAATGTATCCAGCGTATTGAAGAACCCTCTTGCTGATTCCGATTTAATAAGTCCTGAGTCGCTCATATCGCACGCGATCCGATAAAGAACATTGCTGTTGTTCATAAATGGATACTTCTCGATAAACTCTACGAACGTCTTCGCCCCATTCACGCCGCACTTATAATCTAGTGGATTATCGACGCGCCAGAAAAAAGCCTTGTTGGCTTTGGCATCGAAGATGTCAACAAATGGTAGTTCTGCTAAGTAATTCATCATGTGCTCCTTTGTTATTGACGAGCACATGATGAATATTGCATGACGGGGAAAAAGAAGAAGTCTACGGCAGCCGTTTTAGGATGTCTTCCAGGTCTTCCTTGGTCATCCCGGAGTTCTCGTAGATCTGTATCACTTTTTCCCTGGCCTTTTCAGCCGCTGCCATCGAGGTCGCGATCTTCTCAAACTCTGCTGTGCTCATCTTGGTCAGAACAAGGTTAATGATGTCTGACTTCGACATTTTGATGTTGCGCTCTTTCAGGCGCGTTTTGAACGAACCAAGCTTTTCGTTCGCTTTTTCGGTGAGCTTCACCTGACATGAAATTGAGCGATTTTCGGTCATAATTAATCTCTTTGTAATACACCAAAGTCAAAACTGCTCCCGACAGGCAACACGCCTTCCGCAAACCCGGGAGTGGTGTCAATAATGTGTTTTCGTTCGTATGAGTGTGACATCAGGTGTTTGTTGCTTATATCGATAAAATCCGAAATAAAACACACATTTGCCTGATTCTTCTTGGCACGAAGGCCGCGACCAACACGTTGACGCATTTCGACTTCGGCCTTGCCTCCTCCGGCAAGAATTACGGCGCCAACACTTGGCACATCGACACCGACATCCAGTATCGTAGAGCCGATCAGCACATCAATTTTCCCTGCAGCCAGGCTGTTAAGCTTAGCCTGTCTGGTACTCTGGTTGGATTCACCGTAAATAAAATCTACCCGTAAGCCGCTCTCTTTCATCATTTCCATCAGTATCTGACCGTGGCGTTTGATCCTCACCAGGGTCATACAGTTCAGTCCATGATCACGGTACATCAGCGCGTCGCGAACGACGGCCTCGTTACGTCCAATATTGTAAACGATACCGAGCTGATAAGCTTTCTGATACGGCGTGCTCATACCAACTCTGAAGTTCAGATGCTTGGAAGCGAGCTCCGCTCGTATACGAGCCTCATCCGGAGTGTACGCGATTTTATGGTATACGAAGTAAGGTTTGGCCAAAATACCTCGCTCGATCAGATATTTTTCAGTGACCTTTATCTCGATGCGTCCTGCAACCGCCATCAGACGCATATTGGCCTCAGTTGAAGCCTTCATAAACGGGGTTGCCGTCAGCGCCAGACGATAGTCTGCGTTAATGCACAGTCTGGCGATGTCATAAAAGTTTGAACCGGAGGATTCGTGGGCTTCTTCGAGGATTAGCAGTGAGACGCTTGAGAGGAATCGCTTAACCAGCTCCCGGCGCTTAAGATGATAAGCCTTTTTCTCCGCCGGCATATCGCGTGGAGGCTCTTCAAGAAAACTCGCTAGGGTTTGCACTGTTGCGACATTGATATGGCGAGACACCTGAAACTCACCAGAACCAATGATGCCAACCTTCTGACCTTTAAGCCACGGCTCTCCATTCTCAGCTCGATAGTCGATCGACTTCTGGAAGTTATCTGCCATTTGAAACATAAGAACAGAGCGGGTGGTTAAAAACAGCGTCATGCGTCCAATACGCGCCGCGGCTTTGCAAGCTACGTTCGACTTTCCCCCGCCTGTGGCGATCTGCGCAATCATCATTCCTTCGCGAACCAGTGTCTCGACAGTCTGATCCTGATATGCATAGTCCGGATTATAGGGGAAGGGGTTTACTGCCGGGTTTGGTTTACCAAGCGCCGGAACCTTGTCTTTGCGAATATGGACACATTTGATGCCAGCCTTCACCAGATTGGCTGCTACCGATTTGGCAAAACCCGCGGGGAAGGCATTTTTGCTCCAGTTGAACATAGTACTGGTGCCTTTCCAGTCGCCAGCTTCGACTTCGTAACTCAGCATTTCCTGGACAAGTCGCTTCACGTTGTCATCAGCGCCAGAGACCATAGCGTTGACCGCGTTCGAAACAATCCTAACAGTCATAAATATCTTTCCTTCGTGCCTTTTATATGTTAATTGGCTAGAATAGTAAGTAAGTACTTATGCAATGGATTGTATCAAAAAGTATGGACGTAAAAATTACCATTCTGCAGGTAGAAGTGGCCAGACTCCGGCCAAATCCCTGGAACACCAACTCGGTTGGTGCTCAAAACTTCGAAAAACTGAAAGGCTCCATCGAAAAACTGGGTTTTTTCAAGCCAATTCTCGCGCGTGAGCTGGACGGTGGCCAATTTGAGATCCTCGGTGGCGAACATCGCTGGCGAGCCGCTATGGAACAGGGTATTTCCATGGTTCCTGTTATATCGGTGGGCAAAATAAGCGATCTGGTAGCGAAACAAATGTCTCTGGTCGATAACGAGCGATACGGCGAAGACGATCAGGTCGCATTACAGCGTCTGATCGAGGAAATTCAGTCAGAACTCGATTATCAGCTGTCGGAAATTGCCCCTTACGACGACGAACTGGCGGCCACACTGGCTCGTGAGTCGGCAATTGACCTGGAAATGCTTGAGGCGTTGTCGCGTGGCGATGAAGAGCCCGTTGAGAAGGACTCTCGCGAAAAAGCTGAGCGTGTTGGTGCGGAACACCAGACCATGCGTTTCAAAGTGACGTTTGACGCTTCTGATCGCGTTACCGAAACCATCAAATCCATCATCAAAGAGCAGGCGATCAACACCGGCAACGACATGGAGAATGCTGGTGAAGCTCTGGTATGGCTGGTCGATAACTACAAGGAGTGTATTTAATGACCAAAACGTTCGAAATCGTCTACCGAGACCCGGCAGAGCTCATTCCCTATGAAATGAACGCCAAAAAGCATGACGAGCAGCAGATTCGTGACCTGGCCGCGGCCATAAAAAAGCGTGGCTTTGACCAGCCGATCACTGTCGATAAGGACGATGTCATCATTACTGGCCATGGCCGCCGCGAAGCTGCGCTTTTAGCGGGGCTGAAAAGTGTGCCGGTGATCGTTCGCGACGATCTGTCCGATGAAGAAGTGAAGGCGAAGCGTCTGGAGGATAACCGGCTGGCCAGCATTGATTACGATGCCATTAAGTTACAGAAAGAGCTGGAGTCTCTGGTACTTGGTGATGTTGAAGTCTTCGGCTTTGACGAGCGTGAGCTGAACGTGCTGGTCGGTAGTATGACCGAAGAAATGGATACTGGCGCACTGGTTATGGATCTGGGGGAGGAAACCGAGCGACAGAAAGAAGAGCACACCGAAATCAGTCGCGAAGTCGCCGCCGAAGAGGTTCGAGTGGTCGATGTTCTGGGCTTTAAAACGCTCCCTGCTGGCTCTGCGATTGTCGTGGGGGATTTGCTTGCCCATATGGAAGAAATCACGGGAGAGAGCGGGGTAGACGCGTTCGTTGCTTATGCGCAGAAAGTTTCCTCCGGGGGAGTCGAAGCATGAGCACATATACCATCAACGTATCGTTTCAGACTCGTGTCAACAAGACCACTCGCACGCTTGAGATCGCCGAATCGTTTGGGCTTGGTCTGGATGAAAAAGACTGGACGCTTTACGACAATCTTGAGCTGGAAGTTGAGCAGGGTGATGTGGTTTACATCACTGGCCAGTCAGGTTCCGGAAAATCTGTCGTGCTGCGTGAGTTACAACGCCAGATGAAAGAGGAAGGGCTTTCAGTCGCCTCCATTGATGATTTTACCTTTGACAACGACGTCAATGTCATCGACCAGCTGGGTAAAACCACCAGCGAAGCGTTAGGGCTGCTTTCGATGGCCGGCTTGAACGATGCCTATCTCTTTGTGCGCAAACCTTCTGAAATGTCGGATGGACAGAAATACCGTCTCAAGATCGCCAAGCTTATTGAGTCGGGCGCGAAGGTGTGGGCTGCGGATGAATTTGGCGCAGTTCTTGATCGTGTTACCGCCCAGGTTGTGGCGTCGAACCTTCAGCGTGCCGCGCGAAAGGTAGGTGCGACGGTAATGGTGGCGACGACCCACGAAGACCTGAAGAACGCGCTGCGCCCGGATATGCAGATCACCAAGCACTACAAGGAGCGAGTGAAGGTTGATTATGCAGATTAAAAAGACTTTCCCGATTTATGAGGGCCCAGATCTGCGCCGCCGCTGGACTACAGAAGCCGAATGGCGAGATTGGCTTCGTGCTCATGGCGCGTATGGTTTTCGCGTTACCCCGTATTTCAATCGCTGCTGTGTCGTCTTTGGTGAAAGACGTTATGTCGAGACGATAAAACAGCTCTATGGCCTCGATGAAAGCGAGTTCGTATATGGGGTTGGCGGCATGGTGACAACTCTGGGCTATATTCAGGCCGACACGATGCTTCATTGCGTCTACCTGCCAGAAAATTACGATGAAACAGTCTACTGGCATGAGGCACTACATGTGGCGCTGATGACCGCAGAATATCACGGCGTGCAGCTCCATGATCAGGAGGCATTGACCTACCTGCAGGGTTATATCGCGGAAGAGTTCAATCGTTCCCGACTACAGTTTATGGCCGACAAGAAAGCTGGTGGACTGCCTGCGATCGAGGGAATCGTGACTCGTCCAGCATCCACTATCTGCCGTGGCGGTTTTTGCAATCGTAAGGTGGTGATGCGATGACTGACATCATCATTAAACGGTATCGCCCGGAGGAGTTCCCGCGCCATCTGGACTTTCTTGAGCGCATGACCGTCACCAGGGGGACGGTAGAAGACTGGCACGCGCTTAAGTCGCTTCACTACAAGACAGATGGGAAGCCGTTCGCCCCTACCTACTACCGTTGTGAGCTTGATGGTCGGTTGGTAGGCGTTGTAGTTATGGCCTTCCCTAAACTGCTACTGGCGCCGCGGCATCGCATGTTTCCAAAGCTGAAACCCACAACCAATACCACCGTGGCAAATCAGTACTGGGGACGTTACGTAAACAACAACTTCGCTGTGATCAGCCGCTCTGTAGTGGACACCCAGTATCGTGGGGTCGGGGTATCGTATCGCATGATTAATCTGGTTAGCAGGATGCATGACCGGCCAATCATCGAGATCCAGTCGTCGATGAGCAAATATAACCCGTTTGCCATGAAAGCAGGGTTTTGCTTCATCCGTCCTGAACGTCCGAAGAGCTACGAAAGCGCGCTTCGCGTCTTTCAGCGCCATTTTCGTTCTGATCCCGGCGACAACGAAGCGATTGTGAAAGAGCTGTTTGCGATGACTGATTCACGCCGGCGCCGCGCTCTGCGAGATCTGGTGGCGGACTATCACAAGAATAGTTCTCTGGCAAAAGCAGGCCGCAACCGTGGCACTACCATTCAGGATATCGCGGATAGCCTGGTGGATGAGGCCAGCATCGTGAAACTGCTCAAGGATATTCACAACCTGAGCTTCACTTCACCGCTCTATGGGGTTTATCGCAACCCTGATTTTGGTCGCCAGCTGCCAGACACACTGCCACTGCTGGCTTTTGATAAACAACCGCTGAATGCACCACTGGATATTGCGTTACCGGCATAAGGATTTGCCATGACACTGACTGATAAACAGAAAGACATCATTAAGACCATCAACTTAGGCCATGAACGTGGACATTTGCTCGATCTGGACGAGCTGCTGGAAGTGCTGCCTTACCGGACGACAAAGCAGTCTATGCAATTCTCCCTGCGCGCGCTGATCAAGAAAGGTTTGGTCGAAAAGCACGACTGCCGGCCGCGAGAGGATTCTGGCTACCAGCGTCGAACTCTGGGGCTGACGACATTAGGTCGAGCCAGAGCCAAGTTACTGGTGATGTAAGTTGGTCGGGGGAGTCAGATTAACAGCCTGCGTCTGTATATATAACTAATAAGTCACTTATTAAATATATACGAAAGCAGGCTCTCAAACGGATTCCCCAGACCTAATTAATACAACCAGAAAACAAATTGTTTAAGAGCGCAAGGAAGCGCTCTGTGTGTGTTTTAGAGGGATCTATGACTGTCGAAAAAGACGAGAGCAAAACTCGCCTGACTCCGGCTGAATGGGCGGAAGCCGAAGCGAAATGGACTTCGGGCGAGTATACGCTCTCAAAACTGGAAGAAGAGTACGGCATCCGTCGTGAAACGCTCTCCAGACACTTCAAAAAGCGTGGATTAGAGAAAGGCGCCGATTCTGTTGGAAAGATGGTGCGCGAGTCTCTCAAGTCCGATGCAGAACTGCGCGCTAAAGCCCGAGCCGAAAAGATAGAAGACCGCCGGACACGCTATGACGGCTGGGCGTATGCCCTTGGTCAGATGGTGATGGTCGAGGTCACTACAGCAAAGCGCGAAGGTAAGCCACTGGCCTCGATTGAGGACGATCTTAAAAGCCTGCAGCGCGCCAGCGGCACGCTGGCTAAATGCTTCGAAATTTCCTCCAAGGCATTGGGCATGGAGAAAGAAGAAGGCGGTGAAGAGGATATTCCGAACCTTGTCTTTGGCGAGCTAACCCCATCACAGGTGGCCCAGCTGCGCAAGGAAGATGATGAGCCCGAAGTGATTGATGACGATCTGTTGGAATCACTCGAAGAAGAAGCGCTGAGCGAAGCTGAGAGCGATTTTGACGCATCGGGCGAAGACGATGATGGAGATGCATAACCATGTCCATCCCGTCGTCTCTAAGTCTCGTACAGCTGCATTCCGGGCAGATGCAAGTCTTCCAGTCGCCACATCGTTTCAAAGTAGTGTGCGCCGGACGACGTTGGGGTAAATCGAGGCTGTCGATCTCAACCATCATTCGCGCTGCCGCTAAGGAGAGAAAACAACGAGTTTGGTACGTCGCGCCGACCTACCAAATGGCGCGCCAGATTCTTTGGGATGATCTGCAGGAAGTTCTGCCGCGTAAGTGGATTCGGAAGAAGAACGACACCACGATGACCATCGTGTTGAAAAACGGTTCGGAGATCGCGCTTAAAGGCGCAGATAAACCGGATACGCTTCGTGGTGTTGCGCTGCATTTCGTTGTGCTCGACGAGTTCCAGGATATGAAGCCAGACACCTGGTACAAGGTTCTCCGTCCGACATTGTCATCCACCCGCGGCGGCGCGCTGATCATCGGTACGCCGAAAGGGTTCTCCGAATTCCATAAACTATGGACTATCGGGCAGAACAAAGAGCTGCAACGCAAAGGTCAGTGGAAAAGCTGGCAGTTTGTAACCGCTGATTCACCATTCGTTCCGACGGCAGAAATCGAGGCAGCCAAGAACGATATGGACCCTAAGTCGTTCGCTCAGGAGTACCTGGCCAGCTTCGAAAACATGTCAGGGCGTGTGTATTACCCGTTCGATCGTAGCGTTCACGTTAAGCCGCTGCAGTTCAATCCTAAATTACCGGTGTGGGTAGGCCAGGACTTCAACATTGATCCAATGTCGTCGGTCATCCTGCAGCCACAACCGAATGGGGAGCTGTGGGCTGTGGATGAGCTTGTCTTGTTTTCGTCGAATACGGCAGAAGTGTGCGATGAGCTGGAGCGTCGCTTCTGGCGGTGGAAATCGCAGGTCACAATTTTTCCAGACCCGGCCGGCGCCTATCGTCAGCACGCTCGTGGGGAATCGGACATCGACATCTTCAAGGAGAAGGGCTTTCTGCGTGTTGATTATCCGAAAAAGCACCCACCGATTGCTGATCGTGTGAACTCAGTGAACCGCATGTTGATGAGCGCCTCTGGCGAAACTCGTTTGTATATCGACCCTAAGTGCAAACATCTCATCGATTCACTGGAGAAAGTTATCTACAAACCAGGCTCTCGCGATATGGATAAGAGCGGGGGGATTGAGCACAGCGCGGATGCCTTGGGCTACCCGGTTCATCGTAGGTATCCCGTAAAAAATCGTGTTATTCTTGGTGGCTCAAGATAAGTAAGTACTTACCTATCATGGAAGAGAAGCAAATGGAATTGACTGATAAGCAAATTAAGGATCTTGTGGCAAGACGCCACCCCGAATACATAAAGAAAAAAGAGCACTGGGATTTCCTCGCCAGCACATACGCTGGCGGGCGTGCCTGGTTCGATGACAACATTTTCCGATACTTCAAAGAAGGTGATCAGGAGTTCAAGGAGCGTCTGGAACGCGCCTACCGCTTCAATCACACCAGGGAAGTGGTGAACCTGATTAATAAATATCTCTTCAAAGAGGACATCCATCGAAATGTAGAAGAAGCGCCTGAGCCAATTCAGAAATTCTGGAAACGCGCGACACGACAGAATGTTTCCATCGATGGCTTTATGTCCGCGCTTGACCTCCAGTCCTCCATCTATGGCCGTGTCTGGGTGGTGGTCGATAGCACGATGGATAGTGACGCAGAATCCGTCGCTGACGAGAAGAAGAAGGATGTTCGCGCCTATGCCTACTGGATTTCTCCGCAGCAGATGTTGGATATGGCGTGGGACGATGACGGCAATTTGATCTGGGCGCTGATTGTCGAAGTGGCGCGCGATGATCAAGATCCTTTTACCTCATCTGGCCAGGAATATCAGCGTTATCGTCTATGGACACGTAACGAGTGGTATCTATTCCGGGAAGAGGTTAAGAAAGGCGCCGGGAATGCCGGTCGTCGGACCGCAAAAGTTGTGCTTGAAGATAAAGGCGAACACAAACTTGGCGTTGTACCTGTGTTTCCTGTTGATTGCATAGGGGAGAGCGAATCGCCGTATTTTAGCCCGTCGCTTATTGATGATATCGCCTACCTTGACCGTGCAGTAGCCAACTATCTGTCGAACCTTGACGCCATTATTCAGGATCAGACGTTCAGCCAGCTGGCCATTCCCGTTCAGTCGCTCCTGCCAGGCGATGAGAATCACGCAAAGGTAATGGAAATGGGGACAAAACGCGTCTTCACCTATGACTCGGAAAGTGGCAACCAGCCTTTTTATTTGTCGCCAGACCCTAAGCAAGCTCAGATGATCATCACCACTATCCAGACCGTGATTAATGAGATCTACCACTCCGTTGGGGTCGCTGGCGAGCGAACAAAGCAGGATAACGCTAAGGGGATCGATAATTCATCCGGGGCCGCCAAGTTATATGACTTTCAGCGGGTTAATAGTCTGCTTATTACTAAAGCCGAGCGTCTTGAGCGGGCTGAACGCCAGATGATGTTTTTGGCCGCGAAGTGGATGGGGGTCGATCTCGATGAGGAGCATTCGCTGATTGCCTATCCGGAGAGCTTTGATATCCGCGGTCTGACGGATGAATTTGCCGTTGCCGAGAAACTTGGGCTGCTGGGAGCACCGGATTCTGTGCGTCGATATCAGATGGAAATGCTCATTGAGAAAATCTTCCCGAATATTTCGGCCGCGATGCAGAAAGAATTTGAGAAAGATCTCTTGAATTTTCCGCCAAAAAATGCTCTTAACACCCTTGAAAATAAGTCAGTACTTACTTATCATCGTGATACAGTCCAAGAGAGCGGACAAGATCTATCCCAAGGGAATGGGAACTCATCAACTCAAGCAACCGAGTGATAAGTAATTAAAAGGAATTTTTATGAATCTGTGGCAAATGCTAATGGCCCGTCGTGGCCTCATGGATGTCGCCGAATCACATGAACGTGGTGGCGCAGGTGCTGGAGCTCCCGCTGGTGCAGAAGAGCAGGGCACCCAGGAATCTGGTAAGCAGAACGGCGAGCAGAAAGATCAGCCGAAAATCGAAGACGATGAATTCGGAGGGATGACTCAGGAAGAGTTGCTCGCTGAATTGCGTAAATCCAAGAAAGCCGGTGCTGACCTGCTGAAAGAGAACATGAAACGCAAGGAAAAAGAGCGTGCCATGGCCGATCAGCTGGCTCAGTACGGTGATATCGATCCGGCACGAGCACGCCAGCTTCTGGAAGCTGAGCAAGCCGCAGAAAACGCACGCCGTGAGGCGGAGCAAGCTGAACTGGAACGCCGCGGTGAATTCGATGCTGTGAAAAAGCAAATGATCGAAGCTCACCAGGCTGAGATGGCTCAACGTGATGAACGTTTTTCCGCTCTGGAGAGCGAAAACGCCGCACTTAAAGCCCAGCTGGTTGAAATGACCGTCGGCGCTTCCTTTTCTGGCTCCAATTTCCTGCGTGAAAAAGTTCTGATGACTCCGGCTAAGGCCCGCGTTATCTACGGCTCTCATTTCGAAGTGGGTGAAGACGGTAACGTCGTTGGCTATGACAAGCCGGCAGGTCAGAAAGAGCGTGCTGTTCTGGTTGACGGCGAAGGTAAGCCGTTACCGTTCGAATCCGCGATTGAGCGTATTTTACGTGCAGATCCGGAAGCTGACGCTTTATTGCGCAGCGAAGCTAAGCAGGGTGCTGGTTCAATTAGTAAACCGACCCACAAAGTAACCCAGCCGAAGAACAAGTCGACAATGGATAAGTTGACTGCCGGTTTAGGGAAAATCGGAATCAAGTAACATCTTAAATCATAGGGAAATGAAAGATGCCATTACTGCGTGAAGAAGCTGAAAAGCTGTCTAATAACGAGCTTGAACAGGGCGTGATCGAGACCATTATCGATCGTGACGACCTGTTTGCCGTCCTGCCTTTCATGAAGATCAATTCGAAGGCATATCTTTATAACCGCGAAAAAACCCTGAGCGAAGCTACTTTCATTGATGTGAACGACACCATCACCGAAGGTGCAGCAACCTTCGAAGAGAAAGTTGCGAAGCTGCGCATTCTGGCTGGCGACGTTGACGTCGACAAATTCCTGGCTACCACTATGGCTGATACCAACAACCAGCTGGCTATCCAGGTTCGTCAGAAAGTCAAAGGTCTGGCCCGTGCCTTCCGTCGCAATCTGATTGTTGGCGACTCCACCACTAACAACAAAGCCTTCGACGGTATTCCGAAGCTGATGCATGACGATCAGAAGATCGACATCTCCGGCGCATCCATGACTTTCTCCATGTTCGACGAACTGGTCGACGCAGTTAAAGATCTGGGCGCAGACTGCATCATGATGCGTTCTGAGCATCTTCGCGCATATCGTGCGCTGCTGCGAACCGTAAACGTAGGCCCGTCCGAAATCATGATGGAAAACTTCGGTCGACCAATGCTGTGCCATAACGGCGTTCCGTTTATCGTAAACGACTTCATTCCGGTTGCGGACTCCACCAAAGCGGATATCTACTGTCTGCACCTTTCTGAAGAAAACGGTGTAACTGGTCTGTACGGCGGCGAAAACGCCGGTATCGTTGTGGAAAACATTGGCACCGTTCAGAACAAAGACGCAGTACGTACTCGTGTGAAGTGGTACTGCTCTCTGGCCAATAAGCACGACAAAGCTATCGCGGCGCTGACTAACGTCAAAATTTAATCCTAATAATAGGTAAGTACTTACCTATTATTTTTAAATGGGTGGGCTATACGCCCGCCCTTTTTATAGGAGCGATATATGTCAGAAAAAAAAGTGAAGATCACTGAAAAGGCCTTCACCGACTTTACGGGGGTTATGTTCCGTACTTCTTTCACTAAATCGGTGTCCGATCATCCAGTAAACGAGCGCATGCAGAACCGTATCACCGCAGCTATGCGAGCGGTTCCGATGGAGCCCACTGTCGCTGTTACTGGTGTGTCGGTAAGTCCTAAGTCGGCATCGGTGGAGGTGAAAAAAACGGTTCAACTAACGGCTACCGTGGCGCCTGCTGGTGCTACCAACAAGAAAGTTACCTGGGCGTCGAAAAATGCTGAATTTGCAACGGTTGACGCGGCTACTGGTCTCGTGACCGGCGTTGCAGAAGGGACTGCAACAATTGAAGTCACGACCGCAGACGGCAGCCATAAAGCAACCGCAACTGTTCAAGTTACAGCAGCTGCAGCCTGATTCAGCAACAAGGGGTGGCTCTGGCCACCCTGTTCAGAGGAAAACTCATGAAACCAGCAAAAATTCATCTTCTGGAACCTCAGTTCCTTGGATACACGGGCATCCTGTGCGGCGTTTACTTTAAAGACGGCATTTCCGTAGCAGAGCTGCCATTCCTCGATCAACAGCGGATCTGCGCCTCAATGCGTGCCGAAACGATTGATGGGCAAAATGTCTCTCCATCAGCTGCCTTCAGCAATCGTAACGAGCTGGTGGCCGATCAGATTGTGGAGCCTACGGCCCCTGATATTGTCCCTATGAAACGTGGCGTCGCGAATGAGGAGACAAAACATGTGCAGCGCTTCACCCGAGAAGAACTGGAGTCCATTGCTGACTGTGAAGGTATCGCCGGCCTGCGCCAGATCGGTAACACGCTTGGCGTGAAAGCGAAGGGCATTGTTGAAATGATTGAGGGCATCCTGAAAGCACAAGGCGGTGAGTGATGGCTCTGATCGACACGTTTCGTAGCGGAGACATCGTGTCTCTGACCTTCGCCTTTAACGTACTGGATATCGATTCCGCCTCTTACACCGTGCGAGATAGTGCAGGTACCACACTTGTGGATGAAGAGCCTCTCGATATTGCAGAAGGCCAAATGTCTATACCGGTTGTGATCTCAGCAGAGCATAACCAGCTGGTCGAAAAAGAGCGTGATCTGCGCTACGTCATCGTGAAGGCCACAGCGGGTGGGCTAACCCACGAAGAGCGGCAGATGTATGTGCTGCTTAATAGCTTTGAACTATCCGTCCCGGGTCAGTCGTTTGCCACCGTAGCCGATGCTCAAATGCAGGCCATTGATATGATCAATGGAGATACATTGCTGGCTGATGGAGAGGGTTTGATGCGCAAGCGGCTAATCGAAGCGACACGGCGAATCAAAACCTTACCTTTCTCTATCCGGAGGATCATGCGCATCGATTTTGACCGGTATGACCGTCCCCAAAACATGCTGAATGTCTATGACATTCCCTGGGGGGCTGACGGTGTGTATCGGCAGGATTTGGTGGACTGGGAGCGAATCACTTCGGAGCAGTTTGCGGATTTGCCAGACTACTTTAAAGAGGCGCTGCTTCTGGCCACCGTTAATGAGGCATGCGAGATCGCCAATGGCAACGATATTGCGAGTGCGCGTGAAGACGGCATTTTGTCTGAATCTATCGGTGAAACAACCAACATGTACCGCACAAGCAAAGTGGCGAATGTCCGTGTGGCCCGCAGCACCTGGCGATTGCTTATTAGCTACATCAACAATCGGATGATTGTTCGTCGTGCGTAACACACGTCGTGCTCTTTACTTCTGGTCGACAGGCCAAAGACGGGAAACCGCGCCTCCGCCTGGTAATGAGTGCGACGACTTCACACAAGGAGAGTGGATGAATATTTCGTGGCAAGCCGAATTGTCGATTTACCGGTTTGGTTCCAAAAACGTCTACGGTGAAGCGCAATTGCAGTTCGTCAGGAAGACGAAAGTAGGCGTCGTTAAATTTGAACAGAGCAATGAAAAATCGTCCGTCAGGGCAGATAGCTCTGGAAGCCGCGGAAAGGCGGCGCTGGAGTTGTTTGACGCAGTACTTATTGTTCCACTTGAAGCCGCTGTTCAACTCGATGACGTTCTTGTGCTGGAGGGACAGAAGCTGACGGTCTCAAGCGTACATCGGCGATGGGGACTACGTGGCCGCCCTGGGCATCTTGAGCTGGGGGCGAATATATGGGTTTGAAATATGACGCACACCAGTTTAAGCGTGCCGGCGCCAGACTTAATAACAGCCAGAAAGCGTTCAAGCGATATCTAATCAGGGACATGGAAAAGCTGGCGCGTCTGGTTGAACGACTGGCACGAGCCATGGCCCCGCTTGAAACCGGTTCGCTTGAGAGCGCCATTTTTGCACGGGTTGTAAAAGAAGGATACGCGGGGCTTCGTATTGAGCTTTCCGTTTCAGGCGCAAAGCAGCGAGAAGGGCATCCAGGCGTTGAGGTGGGGGACTATGCCAAATACATGGAGCTTGGTAAGTACCGTCTTGGTTATTTGTCTCGTATGAAGAATGTTACCAACCCTCCTGTCGCCGGCGTGAAGCCTAAAGTGGGCCCATATTTCCTTGAGCGAGCGACTCAGATCAGCGAAAAGCAATTTTCGCAGACGATCTTGGAAGCTGCCAGAAAAGCAGGATTTACGCGAGGTTGACGTGTTTGTAGAAGCATTCGCAAAATTGATACAAAAAAAGGGGCTTGGAAAAGTAGGGACGGACATTTTCTGTCACTACATGCCAGCAAAAGTTAAGTCTGGCATCTTGCTGATTAATCCCAATACAGGCATAGCCATCGACCCGGATTTGCAGGGTTTTTACTTCGACTCATTCACGATAGTAGTTCGCAATGCGAGTATTACAAAATCTGTTGAAATGGCCAACGAAATCATGGGCATCCTTCCTGTTAGCAACGTTGAGTCTGACGGGGTATTCTTCAAAATGGTTAGGCCGATGGCGATGCCAATAACGTATCCAATAAATGACGGATCGCTTATTGAAACGGGGATTCCACTTGAATTTGCCGGGTACTTTATTGAACTGAATAAATAAGTAAGTATATACTTACTATTGTGTGTCGGAATGACACTGTTTTAACGGAAAAAGGAGTTTTCCAATAATGTCCAATACCCATGTTAAAAACATCAAGCTTGGCGCCTGCAAGGTGTCGTTTGGTGGCGTGGATCTGGGTTACACCAAAGGCGGCGTTCAGGTTGAAATCGCAACCGAAACGCTGAAAGTGACCGTAGACCAGCTGGGCCAGACCACGATCTCCGAGCTGATCCAAGGCCGCAACATCACCATTACTGCGCCGCTGGCTGAATCCGTGTTGAAAAACATGGTCGATCTGATGCCAGGTTCCACGCTGAGTTCGGGCGAAGATACCGTAACCATCACGTCTGCGCAGGGTGTGAACCTGATCGACGTTGCGAAAGAGTTGGTGCTGACTCCGCAGGATGCGACGGATTATGTTCTGACCATCCCTAAAGCAGCAACCGCGGGTAACTTCACCATGACCTACCAGTCTGACGACGTTCGCGTGTTCTCAGTTGAGTTTTCCGCTTACCCGGACGACGCTGGCGTGTTGGGGAAAATGAGCCTCCCAAAGCCGGTTGAGAGCGTCACGCTGACCCCGTCTTCACCGACCGTAAAAGTGGGCGCTAAAGTTCAATTGAGCGCAACCTTTACCCCGGCCGATGCAACCAATAAGACTGGCGTGTGGAGCTCTGATGCGACTGATAAAGCGACCGTAGATCAGAACGGACTGGTAACTGGTAAAGCTGTCGGTTCAGCCAATATCACCTTCACAACTAATGACGGCGCCAAGAAGGCGACCAAAGCCGTCACTGTAACTGCTGCAAGCTAAATTGTGATAACCCAAGAGGCCCATGGATGGGCCTCTGTATGAGTTTAAAAGGATTTAAACCATGACCAAATTACTCGATCTCGACTCCATTCTGCCGCCGAAAAAAAGCATCAAATTTGGTGGCAAAGAATATCCCATCGTTGAAATGACCGTCGGCCTCTTTGTTTCTATCAAGCAGATGGAAGACAAAGACCTCATGAATATGTCTCCCGTCGACCAGGTAACTGCCTACGCAGAACTGGTACGCAAAGTCATTCCGTCAGTACCTGACTCCGTTCTGGAGAAACTGACTGTCCAGCAACTCCAGCAGATCTTCACCTTCGCCATGGAAGTGATTGATGAAGAGAACGAAAAAGCGGCTGGCGAAGGGGCAAAGTAATATCCCGCGATGAATCCGGGGTAAAGACCGTTTCGATAGATCTCGGATTCTATTTCAGTCGTGTAGTTGCTCACTACGCCGTATCGCCAATAGAGCTACTGAGTGTCCCGTTAACCATGTTCTGGATGCTCAGCCGCAATATCGATCGTCTGCGAGCGGAAGAGGATGTCCGCAATCTGCAGGTCGCCCGCGTCGCCCAAGCGGATGGCGATGGCGTTAAGGCGTTCATGGAGGGTTTGCAACTCAGGATTGGAAGGCCAGTCGTTACTGATAAAGTCTACCGTCCGCATATGGATAAGGCAGACCCCGACGCCAAAGAGCAGCTGATGCAAATTTTTGGCAGAGGATGACAAGGGAATGTCACAAAACGTAGAGTTTATCCTGTCGCTGGAAGACAAACAGTTTACGGCGTCAATCGACCGGGCGGGTAAATTACTTACCAAATTTGGCGAGCGGGCTACCAAACCGGCTCAAAAAATTAAAAACCTCGAGCGCTCTCTGGGTTCGGTCTCCAGCATTCTTGGCGCTCTTGAAACACGACTCAATTCTACGGCAGACAAACTGCAGGACGTAGCTGCCGGTTTTGAGCTCGTTTCCAACACCTCTCGAAAGGCACAACGTGAACTGTCCGCTATCAGCACTGATTTGCGGACATTCACAGATCGCGTTGATTCGGCCACATCGTCTACGCACAAGTTCCTGGCCTCATTGCGGAAGGTTCAGTCGGAACTCAATGAGTTTTCTGATTGGGTCAAATACGCAGGAGACCATGCCGGCAAATTCAACACTGAGATTAAGGGAGCCACTACTTCTCTTGGTGGAATGAACACCAGACTAAATGCGACCAGCAAGCGTCTGAGCAATTGGGGGACAACGGCAAGCCAGGCGGCCGAGGGGTTAAAAAAAGTCAAAGATCAGATGGATGGCGTTATTCGAAGCCAGCAGCTGATCAGCCGCCCTGTCAGGGTCAGAACAACCACAACGGGTGGGGGAGGCAGCGGAGGTGGCGCTGATCGATTTACCGCTGCGCCCCATCGCGGTGGCAGTCGTGAAAATAGCGTCTTCTCTGGGTTACGCGGCAATATTTTTCTTCTGGGGGAAATTGGCGATGCGGCCAGAACGGTTACTGACATCCTGTTTGGTTGGCAGAAGCCGATCGTAGAGGCTGCGGCCGAGATGCAGCGTATGCGTGTCATGTTGCGTGGCTTGAACAAGGATAAAGTCAATCCTGGAGAAGCCGCTGCTCAAGATATGCAGTATATCGTGAACATGGCGAAAAACGCCCCATTTGCGATGCAGGCCTTAACCGACTCATTTGTGAAATTCCGTTCTGCTGGGCTCGATCCTACTGATGGCTCGTTAAAGGCACTGGTGGACTCAGTCGCACGTTTTGGTGGCGATAGTGAATTGCTTAAGCGAGCGGCGGTGGCTGTCCAACAAATGTCTGGTAAGGGCGTCGTGTCGATGGAAGAGCTCCGCCAGCAATTGGGTGAAGCGGTTCCAAATGCGATGAAGGCGATGGCAGATGCGGCCGGTATCACGATGGGGGAGCTAACCAAAGCCGTCTCCAGTGGGACCGTTGAAGCGAAACAGGCTCTTTCGTTGATGTTTGTTGGTTTGCGTGCGGAAAACGAAAATGCCGCCAAAGATATGATGCAAACCTATACCGGTGCGTTGGCGCAGCTGCAAACCTCTTTCACTCTGTTTGCTGATCGAGTGGGGCAGGCTGGATACCTTGACTCGCTGACCAAGGGGATGAAAGAGCTGGCGGCCGTAATGAACAGCGCAGAAGGCATTTCGTTCGCTAATTCATTGGGAGAGGGGCTTACCACCGCGATTGATGGCCTGCGCGAGCTGGCGCAATGGTTGGCTAAGAATCAGGAGTTGGTTATTACGCTGGGCAAAATTGTCGCCGGAATGGTGGCATTTAAAATGCTCAGAGCGGGCATTTTAGGTGTTGTCGGCGCCGGCGGCCAGATGCTTTCCACCTTCATGAAGATGTCCACTGTAATCCAGACACCATTCACGCTGGGGGCGACGGCGGTCACTCGTTTCAATCGTGCTGCACGCATGGGGCTGGCACCAATCCCATCGCTCATTTTTGCCATTCGTGGCGCGATTACGGGGCTGAAAGGGGCATTTGCTGGGCTGACTGCGTTTATCGCAGCAAACCCGATTGGTGCTGCGTTTACTGTTGCAACAGTGGCTGTTGCCGGGCTGATCACCTACATGACCATGCTTCGCAACGAAACGTCCAAAGTTGTTGAGGAGATTCGCAAAATCCCCGAAGCGATGACGGCGGCCAAGCGCGCACAAATGGCGGAGCGCGCATCGCAGCTTGAGAAGCAAATTCAGCGGGACCAGCAAGCGCTTAAAACTGGCGAAAGTGTTAACTACATTTCCACTGTCGCCGGCCCTGTCGCCGTTAAGGAGTCTAAAGAGGTTGTTGAGGCTCGACTGAAGAAAAATCAGGAAGAGTACAAGAGAACCACTGACACTATCGCGCTGGGGGATGGCGCTGTATCCAAACGTCTGGCGAAAGAGGCTGCTGAATCCCAGATCGAGAAAATCCGGGCGGATAATCAGCTCTTCTCAGCTACGTTTGTTAAAGCGCGTCAGGAGGCACTGGACAAAATCCAGAAGATCAATGACGACAAAACATTGTCCGATGATGAGAAGAACAAGCTGCTTGCACCGCTGCGAGAGACAGTAAACAAATCTTATCTGCAGCCGGCCCAGAAACTTGTCGACTCTTTATCATCGCGTAAGACCGCAACTGAAAAGCAGATCGCACATTTTAGCGATTTGCTGGAAAAGGCGAAAAAAGAAGGAAACACAGAACAGGTACAGAAGCTGCAGGGCAGTATTCGCGGCTATCAGGAACACCTGGAGACGATTGCTCAGGAACTGACACAGGCTGAGTTTGAACGCGATAACGCGGCGAAAACCGGGAAGGGCGTGAAGACCAACCAAGGAACAGTGCTTGGGTTGGGCACCAGCGACAAAGGCGCTGACAAAGCGCTCGCGCAGTACATGCGCAACCAGATGGACTCTGCGGTTTACCAGCGAACGCTGCCTGATGGCACACCAATGATGGATTTTGAAGGAAAACCTATCATTGGGCCGAAGCAGCTTAAAACTCAGCTTAACCTGCAGAAAGCCTCAACTGCATCTTCTCTGGAAAAGATGAGCGAGAAGGAGCGTGCAGCCGCCATAGCCGCATTAACCAAAGCTCGTGAACAAGATGCCGCTGCTGCCGAGAGGGCAGGGAAGCGTACTGCGAATGCCTCTGAACGCGCCGCGAAAAGGGAGGAAAGAGCGCAACAGAAGCTGGCTGCCGGCTACCAGAAGGCTCTGGATAAAGCTGATCAGCTCATGGGGCAAATGGGCGAAAGTTCAAAGGCTACTGTGTCGTTTGATCAGTCGCTGCGTGATGTCACCAAGTCACTAACCGATCTTGCAAACGCCACGCCTAACGAGTTTATCTCGCAGGAGATGGTTGACCAGGCCAAAAAACGTCTCGCGGATTTGAGGAACGCTACCCCCGAATACCGTGAAATGTTTAATCGCCGCAACGTCGAGCAAATGATCAGCGCTTGGGCGCCGGAGTCGGATTCGATTATCAGCGCAGGCTTGATGCAAAGCCATGAGGAGAAGGCTGCCGAGTTTTCGGATACCTACAATCGCAATCTTAAGGCGCTGATCGAGCTGCGTGATAAGGCGACTGACCCGAAAATCATCTCGCTATACAACAAGCAGCTTAATCAGCTGGTGGCCGCTGGCAACAATGCGCTGATTAAGCAAACAGGTACAGCGACCCAGCAGTTGGCTCTGGAGTATGAGAACCTGGCTGAGCAGATTGAGGGCACCTGGACAGATCTGTTTAGCGGCTTAACCGACACGCTTACTGACTTTGTTGTTAACGGGAAGATGAGCTTCTCCAGTCTGGCCACATCGATCCTTAAAGACATCACCAACATGGTCGTGAAGACCCAGATCACTCTGCCTCTCATGAATATGTTGGGAATGGGAACGACAAACGCCGGCAATGCACAAAGTGGAAATCTCATGAATGGCGTAGCGTCTGCGATCGCTAATCAAGGGGTTCAGCTCGGTAATTCTGGTGGGGCGGTGGCCAATGGGGATAAATCTGTCGGCGAGGCCACCAAGGAGACAGCCTCCGGCGTGAACTCTATGGGGCAAGCGTCTCAGAATGCGGCCAGTGGTTTAAGTCAGGCGGTGAATGGTGTCTGGGACTGGACGAAGTCATTGTTCACCGGTACTGACGCTACGAAAGATCAAACCAAAGCGGTTAACAGCAGCATCCTCAGTATGGGGAATCTGTCTACCGCGGCGGGGGCACTGGCAGCAACATTCGCCATGGTAGGTGCTTCGTCGTCGAGTTCGTCCAGCCGTTGGCTGAATTTCGGTCTGTCACTGGCCAGTACCGCAGTGTCCGCTTGGGCTGGGTCTTCGACGCCATCAGGCTCAAAGCCAAATGTGAAGAAGCACGCCAATGGCGGCATCTTTGGCAGGGAAGGGGTTGTGCCTCTGAGAGCTTATCAGAAAGGCGGAATTGCCACCTCACCACAGTTGGCGATGTTTGGCGAGGGCTCAATGAACGAGGCTTACGTTCCGTTGCCAGATGGTCGAACCATTCCAGTCACACTTTCTGCAGAGTCGGCTGGAAAGAGTACGGGTAACGCGGTGTCCCCTGTCTCAATTCAAATCAATGTGACCAAGGATGGACGAACCAGCGAGAGCAGCAGTGGAAGCGAGAGCAGTCTCTGGAACGGCGCAGCGCGGCAAATTAAGTCGATTGTGCTTGAGACGATTGCCGAAGAGAAACGTTCTGGTGGTTCACTTAATCCGCATACCACCAGAGGGTAGTAAAGCCGGCCGCCTTAGCGGGCGGCCATAACAAGGAAGTGATATGTCGAGGAAAGTATTTAATTGGTATCCAGATTATGAGTCTGAGAAAACCGTAAAGCCTAACGTGACCGTGCTGAACTACGGCGATGATTACGAGCAGCGCCAGTCGCAGGGGCTCAATCGGATTAAAGAAGAGTGGTCTCTCACGTTCACCCGCAGCCATGACGTGGTAAACGACGTTGATGACTTTTTGACTGCCCGCGCAGGGGTGGAGTCATTCATTTGGACTAACCCAAGAGGCAAAGCAATTATCGTGGTTTGTGATAGCCATACGGTAAAGCGTTACCCCGGCTATCAAGTGCTTACGGCAACATTTAGACAGGTTTTTGAGTCTTAATTTGCAGCTATAGATAAGTAAGTACTTATCTATTATTATGTATCAACGTCACAGGATGTGACGTTGAGTTTTTCAAGGATGAAGTGATGGGTATTAGAGCTGATATTCAGAGTTTATCGCCTTCTGCGCTCATTGAGTTGTTCGAGCTGGATATGTCGGTGACAACCTCCGGCGGCAAGTTGTATTTCCATGCCGGCACCAACGGGCTTAGCCAGCCAATTGTCTGGCAGGGAGTTTCCTATGAGCCGTGGCCAATTAAAGCGTCTGGATTTGATAAAAGCGGTCAGGGAACACTTCCTCGTCCAAAGATTCAGGTTTCCAACTACGACGGTGTAATTTCTGCGGAGCTGCAGGCCAATGACGATCTGATTGGCTGCAAAATCATTCGCAAGATGACGCTGGCACGTTTTCTGGATGCGGTGAACTTTCCGGATGGAAACCCGACCGCAGACCCAAGTCAGCATTTCGCTGATGAAATGTGGTTCGTCGAACAGAAGACCCTGGAGACACACCAGTATGTCGAATTCGAGCTGTCCAGCGTCTTAGATCTGATGGGTGTTCAACTACCGTATCGTCAGATCATCAAAAACAGCTGCCCGTGGAAATATCGCGGAACAGAGTGTGGCTACACCGGCCCATATTTCGACAAAAACAACCAGCAAACCTCTTTGGCCGGCGCCGACTACTGCACCAAGCGTTACGACGCCTGTAATGCTCGTCGCAACTACTTCGCGAATGGCGTTATTCATTTTGGCGGATTTATTGGGGCGACACGATATGAGTAACCAGACGTTACCTGAGCTGGGCTCAGAAGTCATGCAGGATATCTATCGCTGCGCTATCCAACGTTACCCGAATGAAGCGTGTGGCTTTCTGGTACGCACACAGGGTGAGAAATATCGCTTTATGGAAGCGATGAATGTCTCTGAAACGCCACGTGAGGATTTTGTCATGCGTGCCAGCGACATTATTGCGGCCGAAGATGCTGGGGAAGTGATCGCTATTTGGCACTCTCACGTTGAACGCAGCGCAGAGGCGTCAGACCCGGATCGCTCCGGGTGCGAGGCGACGGAACTACCGTGGATGATTCTGGCAATTCGCAAAAATGTGGAAAGCGATATGCCATTCCACTTTAGCGAAATGAACGTCATTTATCCGTGTGGTTTTGAGATGCCCTACCTCGGGCGCCCATACGTATTCGGTGTGTTTGATTGCTGGATGCTGTGCCGCGATTACCTAAAGCGTGAATTTGACGTTGAGCTGAATGCAAACGCCCACCTGCATATTCCTTCCTGGTACACGGGGGACAACGACATCCTCGACCAGAACTACCGAAATGAAGGACTTGTCCGCATGGCGCCGGGGACGGAACCACAGCGCGGCGACATCTTCTTCATCCAGTACGGGAAAATGCCAGATCACTGCGCGGTATACATCGGCGACGGCATGATCATGCATCACCAGATCGATCGTCTCAGCTGTCGGGCTTATTACGGTGGGATGTATCAGAAGCACACGACGCATCACCTGCGTCACAGGGATTTACTCAAGGGAGACGAGACGTGTCTGAATTAGTTCATGTTCAGCTCGGCGGTGCGATGGCAAAGAACTTTGGCCGCCACTGGAAATTGAAGGTGCGCAACACCAAACAAGCCATCGATTTGATTGAGGCGAATCGCCCGGGCTTTAAAGCCTGGATTAAGCGTAACCGTAACCACTTCGATAAGTACCACATCCAGGTCACAAATAAGCAGGGCCACAAGTGGTCAATGGACGACACCGAATACCAGATGATGGGCGAGTCGGAAAATATCGCAAAAATCCGCATTACTCCCGTACCACGTGGCAGTGGTGGTAAGGCGTTTGGGTGGTTCCAGACCTTCGTGGGCGCCGCGATGATCGCTGTCGGTGCGATTGGCTTTGGTCTTACCGCGGGTGCGTCATCTGCGCTGATGATGGGAGGGATGTCATTGATGATGGGCGGTGTGTCCATGCTGATTTCGCCGCAGGCATCAAATGCGTCTGTCAGACAGGCGGATAACACGGATTCGTTTTATTTCGATGGGCCTCAAAACACCAGCAACCAGGGAAACCCGGTTCAGCTTAATTACGGCGAGGAAATTTTAGTTGGCTCACAGATTGTGAGTTCTTCAATCACCATAGACCAACTGTAAGGGAAGTTTTTTGAACATGGATCAGTTCAAGAAAAAGAGATTGCCCCTCCTGATTGCGGGAGCGGGCGGCAAAAAGAGCTCAGGCTCAAGCCGTACACCAGTTGAAGCGGATGATACCGTTAATTCTCGCACCATGGCGTCTATCCTCGATCTGCTCGGGGAAGGTGTTGTTGGTGGGTTGATTGACGGTGCTAAATCTATCTTCGTCGATGGTGTGGCGCTACAGAACGAAGACGGTTCATTCAACCGTTCCGGTGTAACTTGGGATTTCCGGGATGGTTCGCAAGACCAAAGCCCGATGCCTGGTTTCGATTTTGTCGAAACGCCAAAGGCCGTTAACACACAGCTGAAAACCACAAACGCGGTTACGGTCGCCATCGATAACGACGACGCTGATCGTGTCCGAGTGATCATGAAGTTCCCGTCGCTGCGTAGCATTGACAAGAAAACAGGGGACACAAACGGTACTTCGGTCCAGTTTAAGTTCCAGCTGGCCAATGGCAATGGCTCTTTCTATGACGTGATTGCTACAGGTGAGATCAGCTCTGACGTGACGCTGACTGCGAAAAAGACTGGTGTCTACTACCGCAGTTACGAAATCCAGCTTCCAAAGCCTGGGCGTGCCTATAAAGTGCGCGTGCTTCGTCTCTCCGCCGACAGCAACGATCAGTATCTCTTTAACGATACCTGGGTCGACTCTATCGGTGAGATCGTTGACACCCCAATGAACTACCCGAACTCCGTTCTGGTTGGCCTTAAGGTTAACTCTGAGCAGTTTGGTAGCTCTATGCCGTCACGTTCGTATCTTATCCGTGGCCTCAAAATCCGTGTGCCTTCGAATTATGATGAAAACACGAACACTTATAACGGCGTTTGGGATGGAACCTTTAAGCTTCTGTCGTCTTCCAACCCTGCCTGGATTCTGTTCGATCTGCTGACCAATGCTCGTTATGGCCTCGGCAAATTTGTTTCGGAGTCAATGATTGACCTTGGCCAGCTTTATCAGATCGGTCGCTACTGCGACGAAGAGGTTGATGATGGCTTTGGTGGCAAAGAAAAACGCTTTGCAATCAACACCCAGATCACCAGTCGTCAGGACGCTTATCGTCTGATTCAGGATATTGCCGGCGCTTTCCGTGGCATGGTTTTCTGGGCTGGTGGCATGGTGAATATCATGCAGGACAGCCCGTCTGACCCTGTCATGCTGTTTACCAACGCAAACGTAAAAGATGGCCTGTTTACCTATAAAGGCTCTGCTCGAAAAGACCGGCCGTCCGTTGCGCTGATTACCTATAACAACAAACAAGACGGCTATAAGCAGAACGTTGAGTATGTTGAAGATCAGGAAGCGATGGCCCGATACGGGGAGCGCAAGACCGAGGCCGTTGCGTTCGGATGCACCAGCCGTGGTCAGGCTCATCGTGTAGGTTTGTGGCTGCTCTATACCGCGCGTATGGAGTCAGACATGATCACCTTTACCGCGGGCCTGGACGCCTCGTTCCTGATGCCGGGCGAAACCGTTCTGATCCAGAACAAATATCGTGCCGGCAAACGCAATTCCGGTCGCATTGTCTCTTTCACCAAAAACAGCATCACCCTCGATGCGCCTGTCTCTCTGAAAAAGAGCGGTAGCTTCATCCGTATCATCAATCAGGAAGGCAAAATCGTTGAGCGAGACATCAACGAGACCGGCGACAACATCACTAAAGTTACCTTCAAGACGGCGTTGGCCACAGCCGATCAACCAGTAACGAATGGCGTCTGGACGATCACCGAACCAGACCTGGTTCCAATGCGGGCGCGCGTTGTCGCTATCGCGCAAGGTGAAACCCCGGGGTCGTTTGATATCACGGTGGTGCAGAACAATGCATCTAAGTACCAGGCGATTGATAACGGGGCCGCGCTCGTTCCAGAAAATACGACGGTTCTTGATCCCACATATTCCAAACCGAGCAATCTGGTCATCTCAGAAGGCACCTATCTGTCCAGTCCGGGCAACTTGTCCGTGAAGCTGATGCTTGCCTGGGAAGGTAAATCACCAGAATACTGGGTCAGCTGGCGCCGCTCCGACGAGGGCAACGTCTCCAACTGGCAATCTGTCCGAGCCACGGAAGAACAATATGAAATCGTCAATGTTGCCGAAAATGGGCGATATGACTTCCAGCTGTATTCCGTTTCCTTCGGCGGCAAAAAATCCGAGATCATTACTGCTGTCTATCAGGTAAAAGGCACGATGACGCCGCCAGGGGCGCCCACATCACTGACCGCGGTGGGGGATTATCGTAACGTGGTATTGAATTGGGTTAACCCTGATTCAGTCGACCTCGCGCAGATCAACGTGTATGCGTCCAAAACAAATAAGCTGGACACCGCGACACTCATTGCTCAGGCCGCCACAACGACTTTCACTCACGCTGGGCTGGGTGACAACGAGACCTGGTATTACTGGATTCGTGCGGTAAACAAACGTGGGATGGTTGGCCAGCCGAACTCGAATCTCGGTACAGAGGCCACCACTCGCGACGTATTGTCTTTCCTGAAAGATAAGATCACATCTTCTGAACTCGGCAAGGAGCTGCTCGACGAAATCGACAGCAAAGCCACTCAGGAGGCGGTAGATAACGCCATTGGCGAGGTTCAGAACTCAGTCAACGAGTCTATCCAGCAAGTTGAAAACGATCTGGCGCAAACCTCCTCCGAAATTAAGGCGCAGGTTGACTCTGTCAATCAGTCGCTGAAAGAGGACATAAAGACCGTCAATCAGACAATTGTCGACAATATCGATACGGTCAACCAGACGATCAATACCAACATCTCCAATGTAAACAGCCAAATTGAAGCTGCAAAACAGTCGATTAAAGACGGCGACGCTGCTCTGTCGCAGGAGATTAAGAAAGCGCAGTCATCACTGACAACGTCGCTGTCCCAGACCAGCAAAGATCTGACTGCAGCCATTCAGAAAGAGACGAATGACCGTATTGCAGATGTTAATGATGCAGCCAAGCAAGCGGCCGACCAACTGCTGAGCGCGAAGAATGAGCTGAAAACCTCTATCGATAGCTTGTCTGAGGTTGTGACCTCCGGTGACGAAAACCTCGCGCGACAGATCTCGCAGATTGCCGCTGGCACAGGGGAACAGTTTGACTCTCTGAAAATCTGGTATTTCGACCAGGACGCTGAAGGCTGGACGGAAGATGATAATGGCTACACGCCAATGAGCGTCACCAGCGATGGCTGGCTGAAAGCGAACAATCCGACCTCAACCTGTCGTTCCCCTAACGGATTGACGATCGATGCCCATGCTTATCGTTTCATTAAGATGCGCATTAAAAAGGTTGGCAACCCAACCTGGAACGCCAAAATGTTCTGGATCGGCGCTGATGAAACCGGCTGGAATGCTGGTCGCTCTGTGGTTATCAATGAACCGGAATACGATGACAAGGGTATTGCGATTCTGACCCTGCACGACATTGAGTGGCGAGATTCGACAACGATTCGTCGTTTCCGCTTCGATTTCACATCAGGTCAGGATGCGGACAATTACCTGTTATTCGACTGGATCGCCGTCGGTCGACCGACGCCGGGCGCAGGCATGGCCGCGTTACAGGAAGAGCAGCAGGCTCGTGCGAATGCGGATACCGCCGAAGCGCAGGCGCGCAGCACATTGGCTGCACAAATCCGCGGTTCCTCTGAAAGCGGAAATCTGGACGACATTCGCTCCGGTCTGATCTATCAGGAGAAAAATGCTCGTATCACCGCCGATGCTGCGGAAGCGAGTGCGCGTGAATCCCTGCAGACTGAATTCAACAGAAACAAAGCCTCTGTTGCAGAAGAACTGCATACGCTGTCCACTGAACAAGCTTCCCAGGCAAGCAAGATTACCGGGTTGCAAACAAGCCTTGGCCAGAAGGCCGATGCCAGTGCGGTACAGACAATTTCCCAGAAGGTCGAAGAGCAGGGCAATACCCTTAAATCACAAGGTGCGGCATTGTCTACGCTGGGTAATCGCGTAGGAAGTGTTGAGTCTGGTGTATCTGCGAACAGCAAGGCGATCACCGGTCTGCAGTCTACCGTAACCCAGCAGGATAAAACCCTTAGCAGCCAGAGTGAAAGCATCACCACCCTGAATAACTCGCTGAGCGATATCCAGAGCGATACCGATACTGCCAAAAGCAATCCGAGCAATTTGCTGGTTAACGCCTCCTTTGAGCGTGACCTGGCAGGGTGGTCTGCAGGGAATAGCGTATCCAGTGTTATCAAAGCGAGTGCGCCCCATTCTGGTAGTAAAATTCTTGTTTGCGCCGCTGGCACGGTGCAAATCACGCAATCTGTAAGCGTCGTCGAAGGGCGAACATACAAGCTGTCCTCTTTTGTGCGCTGCACCACGGATGCGGTAATCAGCAGCCCTGGCAACAACAAACTGCGTATTGGCGCAGCCACGTTGCTCAAAGAGATTCCGATCCGTCCGGAGAATCTGCCCAAAGATGAAACATGGAAAGAGGTCTCTGATACCTGGAAGGCGACGCTGACCGGTAAAGTTGACGTATCGATCATGTCTTCTCTCAAAACCGGTTCTCAGTACTTCGATGATGTTGGTTTTGTTGACGTCACTGATGCTCTGGCGATTGAGGCGAACGCCAGTGCCACCAATGCTTTGACCTCTCGGGTATCGTCTGTTGAGGGCACCATCACAAGCCAGGGGCAGCAGATCACTTCGATGCAGAACAGCATCAAGAACAAAGCTGACGCCTCAGCTGTGACTAATCTGACAAACCGCGTAACTGCTGCCGAAAATCAAATCTCCAGCCAGTCCCAGAGCATCACCAGCCTGTCAAACTCGCTGGATAACGCCAATGCTGATGCGGATGCCTCGAAAGCGATCGTCGGCAACATGCTCAAAAACAACTCTTTTGAACGTGGTTTCGAAGGTTGGGAGTATGTCGGCTGGACTCTGCTGGAGGCCCAGAACCCCAAATCGGGGAAATACATCATCCAGGCGGGCAAACTGGCCTCTGGCGGTGACTCAGGCTGCAATCAAACGGTCGAGCTGCAGGCTGGCAAGACTTATCGTATCGGCGCATGGGTTCGCAAATCCGCTGACTTCGCGATCAATAATGCCGGCAACAACAAGATTAGCCTTCGAAACGCAGATCTGACGCCGTTAAAGGATATCCCGATCACCGGCGCCGGGCTGTCGACTAACTGGGCACTTATTAGCGGCGAGTATACGCCAGCCAAAACCGCCAGCGTGGTTGTGTCTCTGCGCGCAAGTGTCGCTTCCGGCTATATG